CAAAATTAGCTCGTGGTGAACAAAAGCGTTCAAGCTTTATCTTGGATACAAAGGCAGTTGGTAATATGACTGAATCAGTTAACTTGACAGGTGACATCACTCGTCAATATGCTAATCAAGTTTATGCTTTGCCTTCTCGTAAAGTGCATATGCGTAGCTTATTACCAATCGGTAGTTTGTCTCAAGGTTTATTTACTTTCCCTTATGAAAGTGGTGGAGAAGGTGCTCCAGCAGCTCAAACTCAAGGTTCTTCTAAAGAACAAGTTGATTTCGACATTACAATGAAAGATGCAGCTGCTCAGTACATTGCTGGTTATGTTCGTATCTCTCGTCAAATGTTAGATGATATACCTGCTATGACTTCTTTCTTACAATCTCGTTTGTTAGAGAAGTATTTAGTTGCTGAAGATGCTCAAATCTTAAGTGGTAATGGTAGTGCTCCAAACTTACAAGGTATTTTACCTGTAGCTACTGCTGCAACAGGTGCTGCTACAGTAGACGTAGAGCAATTAGTTCAAGCTATTGCTCAGTTAGAAACTTCTAACTATAGTGCAACTGGTATCTTAGTTAACCCAACTGATTGGGCTGCTATTATGAACACTAAGAACACTAACGCTGCTTACAGCTTACCTGCTTCTACAGTTGTTACAACTGATGGTAGTGTATCTATCGCTGGTATCCCTCTTTACAAATCAACTGCAATCGCAGTAGATAAGTTTGTAGTAGGTGACTGGTCTATGGGTGCTCAAATTATGCAGAATCAAGGTATCTCAGTTCAGTTCTCTGAATTTGATGCTGACAACTTTACAAAGAATATGATTACTGTAAGAGTTGAAGCTCGTATCGCTTTACCTATCTATTACGCAGGTGCGTTTATTTATGGTGATTTTGGTAATGTTGCTTAATCTTTAATTAGATTTACAATACAAGGGATAGCCTAGAAAGCTATCCCTTTTTGTTTACACTAAATTTTAACTATTTTTGTAAAAATTAGCATAATGCAGATACTAAGAGATGTGGCGGTTTTATCCGAGATTATATCAGAACCAATAACACTTGCTGAAGCAAAGAACTATTTAAGAGTAGATTACTCAGAAGATGATGCTTTGATAACAGCCTTAATTACAAGTGCAAGAGTTAGATTAGAACAATACGCTGGAGTTGCTATGACTGAAAGAACTCTACAAGTTATAGCTTATGTAGATGATTTAATAGAACTTCCTTATGTGCCTATCTCAACCATCCTAAGTGTTGAGTATTTTAATGGCCAATCTTGGGTAACCTTAGAAGATGGCAGTTATACTGTAATAGGTATTAACTATAAGAAAATATCTACTTTATATTATCCTTCAATGGAATATAGGTTTACCTATAATTGTGGCTATTGTGAGCCTCCTAGCTCTATGAGAACAGCAGTTTTTAAATTGCTATCTGACTTGTATGAATACAGAGAGTCTAGCGTTGAGTCTACTAAGCCTAACAGCAACGTAGTTACAGCTTACGAATTAATGAAACCATTCAAAAGAATTAACATATTTATCTAATGATAGGAGCACTTAAGAATAGAATTACCTTTAATAGCAAAACAAGCGTTTCTGATAGTGCTGGTGGCTTTGTGAACACTTTAGTATCCTATTATGTTTGTTGGGCTGAAATGGTCTCTGATAGCAATTCTAAGACCAATATAACAGGTAGAGACAGCTTAAGTGATGCAATTACCTTTAGAATTAGATACACAACAGGCAAGACATTTACTAATGCTCTTGTAATTACTTGGAAATCAAGGACTTATCTAATTAACTCTATTATAAACGAGGGTGACTTAAACCAATATTATTTAATCGGTTGTGCAACTCTTAAGTAATGAGTGAGCAAATAAAATTTACAATAGAAACAAAAAACCTTTTTAAACTGCAATTAAAATATGCAGAGGTTGCAGAAAAGTTTAAGGCGTATGCAATAAAAAGGGTTAATGAATCTGTTTTGGCCATTGAAAAACAAGCTAAGCAGCAATCTTCAATAGGAGGGCTTAAAAGGCTAAATCCTAATTCAAAATATAAAAGAACTGGCAATCTATCCAATAGCATATCTTCTACACCTTATAATATAAATACTGGTTATGCTAAAGTAAGTGTTGGTGATAGTTTAGTTAATTATGCACCTTATGTAGAATTTGGTACAGGTACTGGGTTTGGAATACCAAGATATAAATATGGTCTGACACAAAATAGATTAATGAGTTTTGCAGGCCAATTTCATATAGGAGGCAATAAGAATAATATGCCATATAGGCCATATTTATTTAATTCATTTGATAAACAATATTCTGCATTATTTAGAAGCTTAAGTAACTTTAAAAAGTAGATAAAATTGATATAAATATATTTCGTTAAATTTGTAAAAAATGAAGGACTGCGGATATACATTAAGGAAAGCTTATATAGATAAGCTTACATCGGCTTCTTACTCATTGAGTGCTTATGATACCATAGCACCTGACACAGTAGAACCACCTTATTTGATTATCAGTAGTCAGACACAAGCAGAGAATAGTAATAAACAAAGCTTCGGTTTTGATGTTAGTATTCAATTTGACATAGTTTATAGGACTTTTAAAGCAGGAGAAGTAGGGCAGAAAACGGTTGACATTTATACTAATGAATTTTTAGTAATTGTAGGGGTTAATCCTCCTAACTACCCAAATACGGCACCTGATTTTAAGATTGTTACTAGAAGAGTTGGCAGTAATATTGCTACCTTTGACTATGTGAATGAGGCTTATGTTTTCAGAAGGGTGATAACAATGGATCATTTCGTGAATCAATTAACATAAAATAAAAATAAAATAAAATGCCGACAACAAGTGTATTTAACGGAACCTCATTAGTGGTTCTAGTTGGGACGGAAGTAATAGGATTTGCTACTTCTTGTTCATTAAGTTTAGCTATCGATACTCCAGATTCTTCTACTAAACAAAGTTTAGGATGGGCTGATGAGATTGGTGGACAAAAGTCTTGGTCTTTAACAACTGATGGTTTAGCTACAGTAGTACCTGGTGCAACTGCTACTTATGTAAGTACAACAGAGTTAAATGCTTTAGCAATCGCTAGAACTTCAGTTTTAGTTAAGTTTACTACAGTAAATAATGATACAGTTGGTGGTGTAACTCCAGTTGTAGGGGATGTAATCTATTCAGGTCAAGCATTTATTGAGAGTGTAGATATGACTGCTGATATGGAGAATCCAGTTACTTACTCAGTTTCTTTCAAAGGAACAGGAGCATTAACTATCGCTACCAACGCATAATAACCAACCAAAAATAAACCAAAATGAGAGGACAATTTGAATTAACTCTTTCCGATGGAAAGAAGATACCGATGCGTTTTTGTACGTGGAGTCTTAAAAGATTCTGTCAATTACAAGGCATAGGGCCTTCTGAAATAGGAGAGGCTTTAAGTGGACAAGCATCTTTAGATGCTATTATTAACTTACTGAAAGCTGCTGCTGAATATCCATTATACTCACAAGGTATAACACCAACCTTTACTGATATAGAGGTTTGCGATTGGGTAGATGATATGGGAGGAATGGGAAGTCAAAAATTCCAAGATGTAATGAAAGCACTAACAGATAGTTTAAATAGTGGAATAGAAGCTGCACCTACAAAGTCAAGTAAAAAGGATGAAGTAAAAAAAAATTAGAGTGGATTGACATAGAGAAATATACAATGGGGGAGTGCAAAGTGCTTCCCCATTTGTTTTGGGAGATGACGATGGCCGAGTTAGATTTTGTTTGGTATGGTCAAAGACACGAAGAAGAACAGAAATGGATTAAGATTAGATGGCAGACAACAGTTCTAATTAACATTCAATTACCTAAAGGTAAAAAAGTCAAACCTGAAGATCTAATAGAGTTAGATTGCGATATTCGTAACTTTGTAAAGCCTAGAGTAATGGATGAAGATGAATTAAAGGCAGTACTTAAAAAATATGGACATATATAAACTTATAGGATAATGGCAGATAATAGATTTGATTTAGAGTTAGGTTTAGATTTTTCTAAAGTAACGGAAGCATTACAACAAATTAAGAGCCAATTTACTGGCACAAGTGCAGAGTTCCAAAAAATAGCTAATAAGTTTAAAGATAGTTTTAATACTATGACGAGTGCCATTAAATTATATGGCATGGAGTCATCACAAGCAAGGACTGCCACAAAAAACATGGAAAGGGCGATGGTTGAATTGGCTAAAAATGGTATTGAGCCTGCTAGTCAATCATTTCAACAATTAAATTCTCAAATAGGGCCACTAGCAAATAAAATAAAAGGGGCAGGAGAATCTGTTAAGAAATCTAATATGCAATGGACAAACCTTGCATTAGTTGTTCAGGATTTACCTTATGGATTTAGAGGTATTCAAAACAACCTACCTGCCGTTATAGGTGGGTTTGCGGGAATGACAGGGGCTATATATTTAGCTAGTTCTG